ACCCTTTTGTCGTGTCTGACGAAGAACAGGTAAACGGCAGCAAGCGTATTCAGTATTTTATTAGCGATGGTCGCAAGGAGTTAGAAGAAGCCAGCGCAAACTTAGTTATCCGCAAAGACGCGTATAAGGAGTTTATCAAGCTTACTGATAACGAAGACCGAATGAATATGGTTCTTCATGTGTACTCTTACAATCCTGGTAAAATGACCAAGGATGAGAAAGAATTGCAATTAGAAGAACTTCAAGAAGATAATCCTCTTTATTTTCTCGATATTTGCAAAGACAAGAATTTGGCACTTACAGCCCTCATCAACGAGGCTCTTAGTGCAGAGGCCCTTCGTAAAGTAGGCAACAGTATTCTAGACGGTGATGTCACCTTAGGAGATTCTATGGAAGCTGCTGTTATCTTCCTGAAGGATAAGAAAAATTCAAACGTTTTGACGGCAATTAAAGCCAAGCTAAAGGCTTTCGCATGACATGACTGTTCAAGAGATGCACTATGCTGTGGACCAGGGGTTACAAAAAGTAGCCTCTTCGGTTTATGATTACTTCTTACCTGAAGAGGTTGACTTCTGGTTAAACCGGGCGCAGGAAAGATATATTAAGCAGCGTCTCTACAAACAGACTGATCCGAAGAAAGTAGGCTTTGAAGGCAACGTAAAGCGTATGGACGACTTACGTATGCTTATTACAGTAGACTATGAAGATGGGGTAGTACCAAGTGCTGGTACTCCTGAGAACCCCATAGACTTTGTAAACTTTGACTTGCCAATCGACTATATGTTCCTCGTCAATGCTCGCGTGCAATTTCACGTGAACCATTGCGGGGAACAAGTCGATAATGCAGATCCCTTGGTTGTCAGAGACTTACGTATTGTAGAGCAGGATAAAGTCTATCAGCAGCTTCAAAATCCTTTTGGTAAAACCAAAGCAGAGGCACCTTTAGCAGTTGTCTTTGATGATAACGTTAGGGTCTTCCAAGAGCGAGAAAAGTTTATATTAAAAACACTGCGACTAGATTACTTGCGGGTACCTGTTGACATTACCCTGTCAACTAGCGTAGATTGCGAGCTAGCAGAGCACACGCACCACGAGATTGTAGATCTCACTGTGAAAAGCATCATCGAGGCCATAGAGTCGCCACGATACCAGACTACTTCTATCGAACAACAACAATCCGAGTAATGAATAATCTTATCTCTACGCTTGTAGTAGAAGCCCTTGATGGGGCTACCGCTCAAAGCGCTATCCATGCTACTTCAGTAGCGAACTCTGCTTCCACAGGAAAGCTTGCTATTCAAGTTGACGGTGCTTTTGCAGCTGGTAATGCTTCTGCAGCCGGTGCTAATGCTTTAATCAAGCTCAGTGCTGCTACTGTAATGTCTAACGGTACTACTTCAGTAGTTTCTTCTTCTGAGTTTAAGAAGGGCGACATCCTTTCTTCTAACTATTCTGCTGCTGTTGCTTCGGCTAAAGCTACTTCTAGCATTGACTTTAGCGCAGTATCTGCTGCAAATAAGTTGGGAGGACAGATTTTCGTACGCTTCGAGCGTAAGGATGGTAAAGGAATTAATGATTCTGAAACCTTTTCTGGCGAAACTGTAGCTCAAGTGGTTGCAGCTTTTGTAGCTCGAAAAGGTAACCGAACTACCGAGTTCGACAACTTGACGCTTACCGATGCAGGATCAGATGTCTTAAACATTGTTGTTACCGCACGAGATGCAGAGAGCGCTTTGCACATTAGTGCAAATGATGGTGCTGCGGTCACTCGTTCTTTCCCAGCAAATGATAAAGGTTCTTTGACTATTGCAAAAGGCTTAGAGAAGTCTGGTTTTATTTCTATGGGTGCATACAATCAGTATGGCTTTCCTATCGTAGTTCCAGAAAGCTCTACTGTAGCTGGTCAGGACTACGGAATCTACACTATCGAACTTCGCAAGAAAGTAGGAGGTCGTTTTGTATTTGAAACGATTAAAGTCTTGATTCAAGACGATGAGGCCAGCGTACAAAAGACTGTTACGTTTATTGAAAACGTTCTCGGGTTGTCTGCTGCTGATTTGACTGTACCTGTTGTTACTAGTACTGTTGTGTCAATGGTTACTGATGCTGGCGGTGCAACTGCTGCAGGAAGTACCTATAGCACAGCTGGTGAAACTGCAATCTTCGTTAAGGCTACCAATCTTGAAGTTGGTACAACTGCAGTTCTTACAATTAATAGTGATGATACTGACGATACCGGTCACGGAACTGTACAAGAGTTTGCGGTGGCTACGGCTGAAGAAGTCTTTGCAGTTACAATTGCAGATGCAGGAGACTTTGCTGCTACTTCTGAAATCAAAGCTACTCTTGTCTTGCGCGATTCTAATAACAATCTTAGCGCAGGTAAAGTCCAGGCAACTGGCATTACTATCGCATCTTAATAATACCCTTAATTTTTCTTATCATGTCTCATACTAAATTTGTCGCAGTTAGCAATCAAGCATCCGGTGCTATTGCTGCAACTGCTCCCACGGCCTCTACTATTGCTCTCCTTTTGGATGACACCCTAACTGCTAGCGGCAGTGTTACTGCTATCTCTAGCGGGGCTGCTAAGTTTTACCAGGTTCTTACTGCAGCTGGTAACTCTATTCGGTTCAAAGGTTCTGACGTAGTTAGCGCTACAAAAAATGATTACTCTGCGGGAACAGCGCAGGTTATTCAGGTTCATGTTTTCAAAGAAGCAGACGGATCCGCTAATATTAAACTTATCGATGTCACTGACGGACGTGAAAAGTTTTCTATTGCTACTTTTGAAGCAGTAGGCGCTGCTACTGATGCCGCTGCTGCTGCTCAAATTGCAGCTGCCATCGAAGCTTCTACGCGAGACGTTTTTAAAAATGTATCTGCAGCTGTAGATGGTAGTGACAATAATCAGGTAAATATCACTATGCCAATCAACGTTGTGATGCGTTTTGCTTGTAACGACCTTTCTGATGGGGCTATTACTACTGGCGCAGCATTGAGCATCGGTGAAGAAGGCGATGTAAATGCAGACGTTCAGGATGCGCTCCCATTCGTAGGGGTTACAAACATTGCGGGACCTAACGTAGTGAAGCCTACTGTTGCTACGGCAGGTATCAACTACGATAAGTACTGCATCTTCGTTAAGGAGACTGTTGGTGACCGTGAGGATACTCATGAGATTGTCATTTATCAAAATACGGCGAACACCCAAGGCAATACTGACTTGGATGCAATCGTAGCCTAATTCTTAAACTATGGCTGCTAAAACTGGATACTGGAGAATTACTACAAAGGCTATTGCAGGCGCAGTAAACTTTGTATTGTATGATCACTTACCTAATGGAACTGCACGGACAAACTTAGATGTCAAAGTGCAGATTCCTGGTAAGACGGCTTACTTGGATTTGACAGAAGCAGACCTTGGCAGTTATGATGCGGCTAATCCGCATTCCTTTACTTTAGATATCGCACCGGGGGATGTTGCAGATGAAACTGCAGCATCCTTCCGGGACGGTATTTACAAATTTAAAATCGTGTACGAAATCGGTGCTGATACCTACACGTTCGAGGAATACTTCCTACACATTCCTGTAATTGATAAGTGCATTAGCGACAAGCTTGATACATATCTTAAGAGTATGTGCAACTTGTGCAAAGAGCAAAAGCAATTACAGACCCTTCAAGAGCTTGTAACCATCCGGCAAGGGGTTCTGCTTGACATTGGCCTTGCGACTCCACCAGATGCTAGGGTTACAAGCGCTAACGAAAAGATTACCTTGCTAGACAATATCTGCAAGGGCAATGGCTGCACTTGCGTATGCGGCTGTTAAAATGAAAATCAATCCAAAAGACTACCTAAGCAATTTTGCTCGAAAGACTGCTCTCAATGAAATATGGGAGTTTGGACGAGAGTTAAAGGTTTATCTCAAAAGAGTTCTTTTTGGGTTAGATCGTGATTGCGCACGTCGGGATTATTTTATTGGAACGCAGATTTACCAAGCTGAGGATCTCGCTATCGTACAAGAAGACGGCTACTCAGGTTTTGAGAATTATGACGATGATATGCCAGGGGCTTCCTATCCTATTGCAGGATTGCGTCAAATTGCGGGCATTAAGTTGTCAGGAACTGCCGGTATGCAGTACCAAGTTGGCGGCAACTGGTCGCAACCATTTGCAGTAATAGATGAAACTACTGATGGGCACCAAGATGCGGTGTATGCAGATGGCACCGCGCTTATTGCAAAGTATTATGGAACGTCAGACTACACGGGTTCTTTTGTTGTAGGCACTAATCCAATTACCTTAACAAGTAATGCGGCTAGTGCGACTACACTTGTTGCGCCAGCGGGCATGACTTTTAATCCGGCTTATGTAGATATGACTCCTGTCACACGGGCAAGAAACGGAGTTCTGTACCGCGCTCCTGGGACAACAGACTCGACACTTTTTGCTGCAATCTTTAATACTTCTCCTTTAACGCCTAATATCAAACCTTTCTTTGCTTATTACGATGATGCGGCGGCACAGGGTGCGAGTATTGCAATTAACTTTGTGTTTAACTCAGATATTACAGCTTCAGATTACACTGCAAAGATTCAAGTGATACAAGCGGTAAGCAACAGCGTTCCTTTAAGCATGGACTTAAATGCTACTTATACGGTGCAGGCCCAAGGTACTGTGTTGCCTACAAGCATTACGTTTACTAAAGCAGACGTGAGTTCAAATGTGCAGCATCCTCTATTTATTGAGATTTCTAATATCACTCTAGTATAATATGGACATTCTTGCATTAGTTAAACAGTATTGCAAGAATCACCGAAATGAGACACACGCACGTATCGCTTCGCTGATTCTTGAAGAGAATCCGAAAGTTGAATACAGTCATAGGCACATTCGCCGTTTGGTTTCAGAGGAACGAAAGCCAAAAGCTTCGGTATCTCAAGATATTACCCCAGAACAAGCTTGTTACACTTATAAGGGGGAGGAGCCTATCCATTCCTTAGAAGAGGCTTTGAAATACTTTCAAGTAGATCTTTCTAAATGGGAGGTTTCTCGCTATACCTGCAATAGCTGGGAAGCTCAGACCAAGCAAGGCCCGGTTACTATGCATCAGGTAAAGATGCATTTAGATAAGAAGAAAGAGGAGATTGATTTAACAGAAGTCATTGACGACTTACGTGAAACCCTTGATGGATTTCAAATCAATCGAGGACCGGGGAGCAACACTGCTGTTTTAGCCCTCTCAGACTTCCATATAGGCGCTAAAGTGGAGGCTATGGGCAATACCCCTGTATTTGATGTAAAGACGGTCATAAGCCGCTTACAAGAAGTCGCTACTCAAGTAAACCAAAAACAGTATGAAGACGTTTATGTCTGTTTGCTAGGAGACTTCATTGAATCATTTACGGGGTTGAATCACCAATCGACCTGGCACGAGTTAGAGGAGAAAGGCCACGGCACCAACGTAATCATCCTAGCCTACAACATTATCCGCAGATTCCTAACTAGTCTTGATAATGTAGCAGGGGTCTATATCGTTAGTGGTAACCATGATAGGGTTACAATGAAGATGGAAGGAGACCCTTATGGTTCAGTAGCAGGACTGCTTGCTTTTATGCTGCAGGAAAACACCCCATTGGATATAAGGCACAATGCCGTACTTTTGGGAGTAGAGATAGATAGTATCTATTACATCCTTACACACAACCATCTGGGTGTTTCTAAGGGTGATTTAGGGAAGGCTTTTTGGGAGCATGGGCAGCAAGGCGTATACAACGTTATGCTAGGCGGTCACTGGCACTCACGGAAAGGAAAGCGGGTCTATACCACTATAGACGAGAAACAAGTTGATCAAGCAAACTACCGGCAGCTAGCAGTTGCTCCTTTGTTTACGGGTAATTTTTACTCTGAAAGCAACGGGTGGAATAGCTCTGCGGGTTATACTGTAATTGTAAATAACGGACAGGGGAAACCCAATGTCTTTGAATACGTTTTATCCTAATGTCTGCAGGTAAATACAACTTCATCGTAGAGCAAGGGTCGCAACATGAAGTATCTTTTAGATACAAGTTAGCGAGCGGCAGCTACCAAAGTTTAACTGGATGGCGGGCACGTATAGCAGTAAAGGATCATATCACTGACACTGCGTATGTATACAGAGCAACTAGCAATGGTACTGCAGATGCCGGGCATTTAGTCCACTTTACTATCCCTACTCAAACTGGGGACGATATAGGCAAGTTTACTTTAACTATCCCTAACGGCACTACGACTGCTTTTACTTTTGGGCAGGGTGTATATGACTTAGAGCTAATTGATGCAGGGGATGTAGTACATAGACTTTTAGAAGGAAAGTTTAAAGTCAAGCCTCAAGTATCTGAGTAATGCCTAATAAAGTCGAGATAACGGAAGCAGGTAAGAATATCGTACAGATATCTACCAGTCCTACAACTTTAGCTGTTACAGAAACGGTACATACCGTAGAAGTAGCAGCTTTAACTCGTGCTGTAGGAAATGCTACTATTACTGGAGCCATCGATATTACGAATACTATTGGAGATGCTATTTCTGGTGGGACTTATGCGGCAGGAACAACTTTAGAGACTGTAGTAAGAGACCTTATTTCACCTTTCTTGGAACCGGCTTTTGCAAGCTTTAGTTGGGCAGCTACAGGAACACATCAAGCAAATGGAGAGCAGCTTTTAGTCGAGTGCGGGTTAGCTGCATCGGTTACAGGAGTTACTCTTACATTGACTAATCCAGAGAATTTTAAAAACGGTTCTGCTATAACTGTGACGAATACTAGTGCAGTATCCGGACCTCAAACTGTTGCTTCACGTACAGGTATAGATCCTTCGACTCTTTCGAATCCTGTTACAATTCCTTCTTCTTACGTAGTACCTATTCAAACTACTCCTATTGCAAGTACGATAAGTGCCGCAGGGACGTATCTTGGAAACGATGGTTCTGGCTCAGATGTCGCGATTACAAGAAGCACAACTATTGCAGCTCGCAATAGATTGTACGTTATTACCTCTACGGCTACTAACGTGTCAAGTATTTCTTCTCTTTTATCTGGGGCACAGGCTACAGTTCTTTCTACTTTAATTGTAGACCCATCAACTGCAAAACAAAATTTATCAGTAGATTGCACTGCTTCTACTGCAAATTCTAGTAACTTTACATACATTATTATTGCTGGCGCCGGAACTCTTGGCGAGGTAGCGGCAGAAGTAAATGGAAGGGGTGTAGCAGACTACACCGATAGCTGGGTAGCAGACAACAACAGTGGTAGTGGTTTTACCCACACTGTTGGTACAGCAAGTCCCTCATACAAAGTTTATAGAAGCATTCAACCCGGGGCATTTGACTCGGACATTACTTTGAACATCGAAATCTTACATTGATATGGCAATCAAATTTGGAGACACACTTGAAAATCAAAACGCTAGCTACCCTATTGTAGATGTGGTTGGGGACAACGTCGCTGGGGTTCACATTGTAGACGACTTTGCAAATGATCATCTCATTGCAATCCCGGTAAATGCTCGACGAGTAGGGTCTATTATTATTGCAAAAGACACTGGTAAGGTTTTTATCTACAAAGGTGCTGCTGTTACAAGTGACCTTGACTCCGGTAATGGGTGGGGTCATGCTACAGGCACAAGCTGGATAGCTGCAGGCAGCACTACTCTTGGAAGCCCTTCGTCTGGTACTTTGGTTGACAACTCTCCTGCTATCGGGACATTCACTGCTAGTACGCCCATTGTAGATGCTATTGACGCATTGAATGAAACGCTGGGTTCTTTGGTTCCTACAGCTCCAACAGATTGGAATACATTTGAAAATGGCCTAGCTGCAAGTGCATTTGGAGTTCAGTCTACTGCTAATGCGCGATTGACTCCTAAAGACAGCTCTGGTAATAATCTCACGCATACAACAAACAATAGTGGAGCATCATATACAGCAGGTAGCGGCAGTAACACAGTAAACTGGGAGACTGATACTTCCATTAATGCAGAGTTTAGCCCTACCGATAATAATCTAGCTCCTACTGTGCTAACCTTCCGCCTGAATGATGAGTCTGCAACGCTAGCGTCCACTTCCGCAACATCCGCAACGTTCAATACCACGTACGGGGGGACTATGACCCTAGGCGTAACGTATGGCAACTTCCCTACTTCCGGTGACTCTGCTGGTTTCTATACAGGAATCGATAAAGTAGAAATGGATGTTACGGCTTCTTTAGGAGTAGGATTCCACAAATTCACCATTGAGGATGCCTCTAACAATGGCATAAGCAATACTATTTATAGAGCAATCAACACAACTAGTATCAATATTACGGGTGCGGCTGGTGTCGTAACGGACGCGGGAGACAATATCTACATGAGTGGTCAAAAGTTTTGGACTCGCCCAACATATAAGCCTAGTCTAATCGGAATTACAAACGTCATACCGTCAGCAGCACTTGTATATGGTGCTAGTTCAAGTACGTCAGACAATAACTTCCTGACTTTCACAGCCGGAGACATCTTCGGTGCATTTCCTAATAAGAGCTACACAGATATTAGTGGGGTAAGTTCTGTAGACGATTTGAGGCTAAATCAATCTGCTACTTTTTCAGGTTCTGACTTTTCCGGAGAAGACGTTACAGCCGTTGCTGGAGTAAACGGATTCAAGGATCTAAACGGTGCTAGCAATGATAATGTTTCTCAAGCTAGCGGAAAGTCTATCCACGGGAATGACAATAATGTGAGAGTTATAGCTACTGGTTCTAACTATGCTTTTTGGGATAAAGGCAGCGTTGCACAATCGTCTGGAAACCTTTATCCTTACGAGGACAATTTGTATACCGACTTGCACTCAACCGATAATGAAGGTGAGCGCGTTGTTGACCCAGATGCTATTACTGGTACTTATGTAGACAATCCAAGTGATGCAGTATCAGCTTATACTCTATGGAGTCCGCAGTACGGTAACAACAGCTCCGGCTCTTTATCTCTAGATGCGCAAGATGCTATTACCTGTATTAATTCTGCAGGTACTTCTTTAGAGTGTGCCCATGAACTGCGCGACTTTACTAGCGGACATACGTTTGCTGCATCTGCACAAAACTTTAGCGGTCGTACAAGTGGTACTGCCCAATACGTTACTTATCGCTTCCCCATCAATGGGACATCTGTTGCAACTGTTTACTTGAAGTTTCAGGGACACTTAGACGGAGGTGGTGACGTCTTCATCAAAATTTTTGACGGTGCTGGGGACACAAACCTAGAAGGAGCTAACTCTTCTACAGGAGGCTGGATGGCAGCTACTGCAAATGGTGTCAGTAATGGTAATGTACCGGTAGGAGGATGTGCTTCAGGAACGCCTCTTTCTAAAACATCAACAGACTTGCAAACTGTAGCTCTCAATGCTGGAGGCGCACGATGGGAAACCGGCAGTGATAATTTTATCTATGTACGAGTCAAGCTAAAAGCAGGTGACTACGTGCGTAAAATCGGACTGTGTGCTACGGCCTAAACCTTAATATCTACAAACAATGGCTACATTTAGCGGAGAGGAGCAGTTAGACCTCTTAATCAAAAAACTGTTTTACGGAGTTGCCAAGGGGGGATCTAGTGATAACTACAACTTCTCTAACGAAGTACATGACTCTTTCTTAGCAGTCAAGCCGGCCAATATTTGGACTAATGCAGCAAGCATCCCAAGCTCTCCTCCAAGCACCACAAATACTACAGTAGAAGTATATATTCCAAATGCCGGTGCTGATCAAAATGCCCCGCTCGAGCTTACTGCTGTAAGTCTTTCTGGGAATGCAGGCACCTACTCTAACTTTCGTAAGCAATGGGTTGCTTTAGATGGTAGCTCTAACCGCTTGAAGAATTGGATCGGACCTGGTTATGGGGGTGCCTATGCCGCACGAGTTTATGTAGGTGCTACAAGCTGGGATGGTACCGACAGTGATGCTACAGCTAAAGGAATCCAAGAGATTAGCTTTGGGGGTAACGCAGCCGCAGACTGGTTCTTTGACTATGAAGCGGGAGTGTTGTTTTGGACCAATGAAAACCTTAATGAAACAGGTGACTTTCAGGGGTCTGCTAACTTTACTACAGATACAAGTCTCATTGCTAATGGCGATGTAGTTTACATCAAAGCGTATCGATATGTTGGAGGCACTGGACTAGGTTCTGCTACTAACGTTTCCATCTCTGCATCTTCTGCTGATACTGCTTTTCCACTTGTTTTCGCAGACGGAGCAAGTGCTTCTGCTTCTCTTAAAGTAGATGGTGCAAGTCCTGCTACTTATAACCCAGACAGTGGGATATTAAGTACTACGTCTTTAGCCGCTACAGCTAGCTTTACAACAGCCATTTTACAGGTTAATGGGAGCTCAACCTTAGGAGACGACGCAACTGCAGACACCGTAACTTTTGGTAGTCGTGTTGCTAGTGATTTTGTTCCTAGCGTTGATGATACTAAGGATCTAGGTTCAAGTGCACTCAAATGGGCGGAGGTCCATGCTACTACCTTCACCGGTGCCTTAACTGGGAACGTAACAGGAAATCTAACTGGTAATGTTACGGGGGATGTAACTGGTGCTTTGACGGGTAATGTAACTGGTAACGTAACAGGAAATGTAACTGGAGACTTAACGGGGGGTGTTACAGGTAATGTAACTGGTAACTTGACAGGTAATGTAACCGGTAACGTAACTGGTGATTTGACTGGTGATGTAACTGGTGACTTGACTGGTAACTCAGCCGGTGTTCACACTGGAGCTGTAACAGGCAATGTAACTGGTAATTTAGATGGTATTGTTGGTGGTACTACTCCAGCAGCAGTGACAGGAACTACCATTACTGCGAACACAGGATTCAGTGGTAACCTTACAGGTAACGTTACTGGGAATGTTACAGGAAATTTAACGGGAGATGTAACCGGAGACGTAACAGGAGATGTAACGGGAGGTGTAACGGGCAATGTTACAGGTAATGTTACAGGTAATGTTACAGGTAATCTAACAGGTGATGTTACTGGTGATGTTACTGGTAACATTTCTGGAGCTACCGGAGCCTTTACAAGCAATGTTACTGTTGGCGGTAACCTAACAGTTGCAGGTGACGTGATTCAGCAGAGCAGTACTACTGTTGTCTTCAACGATACGTTCTTGGATCTTAACGCTGCTAACTCTGCATCTACGTACGTCACAGACTCAGGTTTCCGATTCGGCCGAAAGACTAGTGCGGCAAACGAGTTGAGTGAATACGCGGCTATGACTTACGATGCCGATGTTGATCTTTTCAAGTTTACGCGGCATACGGATAGTGCTACAGGTGCTGTAGGTAGTGCAGATAACGTTAAAGCTCTTAAGTTTGGTGTTACTACATCAAGCTTAGGTGCAGAAGCAAACGCAACAAACGACGTTGCAGACTTGTATGCTACTGCGAATACTGCTCGTTCTAACAATACGAATGTTCGTTCTGTTGGTGCAGTATCTAAGTGCACTATCGATATTACTACTGACTCAAGTGATGACGGCTCTAACTTTGCTCCTGTAGCTGCAGCGGCAAATGGGTATCCTATTCAACACGACTTAAGTAGTTCTAGTGTTTTTGTATTTGCTCTTAAGACACACAAAGCAGGTTCTGATGGTGCAGGAGGTGCTGCAACCTTGATTGCAGAGCCGCAACCAATATTCTGCAAGGTCAAAGTAATAAGTGCTGACATTGTTGAGGTCAGTGTAGGTATTACCCTAGAGAATGAGAAGTACGATATTATCGTAATCGGATAAAGCATATATTTGTACCAGTACCAAAAACTTATAGCATGTTACTAAAAGACTGTATTAACGTCTACCAGGCGTTTCAAAAACTTAGCGACAACACCCTTCCACTGAAGACTAGTTGGATGTTAGCGCAAAACATTAACAAGCTCCAGCCGCTTGTAGAGTCGTTCGAGGATTCTCGGCAAAAGTACGTTGCATCGTTGCGTGAAAAAGCCACGACAGATGCAGACGGACAACCAGAAGTCAGTGACGACCTGGCAAATGAGTTTCGCGAAAATGTCGAAGCTTTATTGAATGAGGATCAAAAGGTCCGGCTCAAAAAGGTCACGCTCATTGACGATGGTGAATTGTCGATTGAGCCGAATGTCCTGCTTGCTGCCATGGACTATTTAATCCTCAAGGAAGATGGCAATAAAGCTAGCTGATGTAATTGAACGTTCACACGTTTCTTTTCCCGTAATAGAAGCTCATGATAAAACTATTGTGGGCTTCTATAATGGGGCATCGGGTAATGCCCAGCAATCTTTAAAGCTATACTATAATAGCTCGGTAAAGACAAAGCTTACTTCTGACGGTACTTCGAATAATTCTGTTAAGCTTACGAGCTTACCTTACGGTGCGGATGGTGGGGCAAACCTC